CGCAAACTGGAGTCACGCCTAACAGCGTGGCGTCGCCTTTTACGGTGACATTCATTAGGCCGAAAAGTTTCAAAGTTCTCGGTCAAGTGAATCCGGTCACGGGATTGCTCCCGAACGTACCAAAGAACCAGTTCAAGGTCAAGGTCCGCAAGGGCGTTGTTCCTCTGGCTGGTCAACCGTCGTCACTGATGATTATCGATATGACTATCGATATCCCAGCTGGCGCCGATACTGCCGATGCACCGAATGTCAGAGCTGCTCTTTCTGCAGCAATTGGAGCACTTGACCAGCAGTCTGCTGGCTTGGGTGATTCCGCGATATCCGGAGTGATGTAACACATCACGTACATCTGCAGCTGACGGAAGTTGACGGTATCAGGAGCAGGAAACTCAGGTTCTTTGTATACTGACGGACCTGTTTCTGATTCACAAGCTTTATTCACGGAGGTAATACATGCTAAGTATAGCTGCATTACAGTGTGACTTGCAAAGTGATATCAGTGAAACCGACCCATTCCTAACATCGGATATGGAAATCGGAGCCGCTCGTACTCTTTGGCTAAGACGTAGCATCTGGAAGAAATTCCAAGGTGATACAACTGCTGATGTAGATCAGAAGTGTTTGGAACTCTTTCTTAAGAGTAACTCCAAATGCCAAGATTTCCATCTTTTGCCTAAAGATACATTTGAAGATTTAGTAGTCGGAGAGGTCAAGAAGACCTTCGACAATCTTTTCTTCTGCGGTCCAGATCTTATGTATTCTACCGCCGATATTCTTGACGGTGTGGACATCGGACCTGGTGCGAGTATTGGTTCTCGTTCGTATAATTTCTACACGAAGTTGTACGACTCGCCATTCTCTTGCACATCTGAGAGACTTTACCGATTATATCGGTCTGCCATTTCTGTAAACCCGGCGCTTGTAAGAGCCGAAGAGGCTCGTAGACTACGCTTTGGTGTTCAGGTGGTGCGTGGCAATCGTCTATCATTTGTTCCGAAAACATCGGAAATATCGCGTCTCAAGGACGCCAACAGGAGAATCAACGACCTCACGGCCGCTAACTCCGCTCTTCTCGCCGAGCGTGACAGCCTCGCTTCCGCTCTCCGTGACACCGAGGATGCTCTCAAG